GAGAACGTCGAGATAGCGGTAAAGCCGTTCGTACCTCGCGAGCGTCGAACGTCCTCCATAGACGGGAGCACGAAACGCGGCTTCATTTCGAAGTAGAGCCGCTCCACTCGTAGCCGCATTTCGGGCATTGGTGCTCAGTCTCTAAATCGGTATCGACGGAAGGGAACGCGTCCGTAATGTCGGCGTCAATATCGCTAATAATCTCGTCGAGAACGTCTCCGTCGAAAAGCGTTCCTGTTAGTTCGAGAGGACTCGCGGCGAGTTCTTCGAGAATCTCCTTTAGAACGTTCGAGTCGTAAGTAGCGAGGTCGTTTGCGCGGTTATCCGCGAGCAGGATACGAAGCGCTCTATCGTCGTCGCAGTCGATAAAGCCCACTTCGATAGTGCTCCAGCCGAGAAGTTTCGCCGCTTTAAACGTATGATTCCCTGCGAGGATTAGGTTCGTTCCCTTCTGAACGACGAGCGGACGATACTGACCGTTCTCGCGGAGGCTTTCGCTAATCGCTCCGACGTCGCCCTGACGAGCGTTCTTCGGGTGCGGCTTTAAGTCGTCGATTTTTACTGTCGCGTAGTCGATACTGCTCACTTCTCGCTCCTTCGTAGGAGCGAAATGGTATCAGACTTTTAGCCTCGTCAGGAGCCGCCTAACGGCTCGACGCCTCGCGGCGTTTCGGCTTAACGCAAGCCGCAAGCGGTAAGGAATCGCTCGCGGTCAAAGCGCGGATTATCTTTCTCGAAGACGTCCATAAGGAGATTAACGAGAGCGATAGGTTCCGTACTCTCCTTAATCGCCGCCGCTATCTTTTCGTAATCTTTCCTAGTCACTTTCTGCTCCTTCTCTAGTTTTTCTAACGAGCCTCGTCAGGAACGGCGATACCGTTCGACGCCTTACGGCGTTTCGGCTTATGCCACTAGTCCTTTCGCGCAAGCGTGGATTTTAAAGAACGACTTCTTCCAGTCCGCGCCGAATTCGGCTACTAGATAATCTTCCGTCTTCTCGTATCCGTAGTCGTTAGCGAAATCGTTATGACCGCTCTTATCGAGAATCGTTACGAGGTTTACGCCTGCTGGCTCGTTCCACGTGTAGTAATCGTTAAACGCGCCGCGCTTCAGCATTGCGCGCTTGCGGTTCCTTTCGATATCGCGGCAACCGCAGGCGTGGATTTCGAAGAAATGCCCTGCGTCTGTGTCGATAACCGTTACTTCGTTCGGCTTATCCATTTCGTTTCCTCCTCTTAGTTATTCGGTTTATTCCGATATCCCAAGCGTACGGTGCGAAAACGGCTCCTGTCCAGAACCTCTTTTTCCCTTTAAATACAGGTGTTTTAGTCGTATACGGGATTCGTTAGGAGGTCAAAAACGTCCGCCGCCTCTAGGAGCCAGCCGCGAGAAGGATTATCCGAAGACGCCGCGAAAATCTTCTTCGTACTGCCGTTAAAGCGGCTCCGATTCTGCCGCAGGAAACGTTTTAGGCGTTCTATCTCGACGGCGACGAACGCTCCCGAATCTCCTTCGAGCGAATAGACGTAAATCCACCATTTCGCCTCCGTGACGTTTAAGCCAGAAGGCTTCCACGCGTCCTCGCCTAAGTCGAGGTTCTGGAGTGCTCTTAACGGCGCTTGGTGAGTCTCGATTACCATACGTCCGTTTCGGTATCTATCCGATTTAACTTCGAACGCTCCGCTAGAGAGCGCGTAAAGGAATTTCTCTACGAGCGCTTCTCCCTGCTCGCCGTCTTTTAAATCGCGAACGAAATTAAAGCGCTCTAAATCGAACGACGGTTGGTATCCCATTACTCGTCTTCTACCTTCTCCATTTCGAAGACGCGGTTCGTATGCCGCTCAGGATTAGCGCAGGTAGGAGGCTGAAGAACGCGAACGTAAAGCGTAAGAGCACGATTACAAGACGGACAGATATATACCGTTCGAGACGAGTTCTCACTTTTCATACCCTTCGACAATAGACGGGAGGCGACCACGTGCTTACGAAGAACGGACGCGTAGCGATAGCCACCGTTCCGTCTTTCGCGAGCCATATGAGAAGTTCTACGTACTTATCTCCTACGTCTCCGTCAGGAAGGCGGCACTTCCAACGGCAATAGCCGTCACTATCCGCGAGAAGAGTCGTAAATAGCGGTTCGGGAAGTTGTCCGTCGTGGCTACTTTCGGTTTCGTTAATCATTTTCGTCTTTAAAGAGAATTCGAAAGACGAGAATAAAGAACACGGACACCGTGAAATAGAGCGCCAGAAATACTTTCATATCCAGCAGACTCCCGAATCACACTCTCCGCCGTTAAAAATCCCGTCATTAACGTCAAACAGCGCGTCTTGTGCTTCCGTTATTGCCTCGTCGAGAGGTTTTTTAGTATCCGTCAAATACGTAGGAGCCGCGCCAGAAGCCGCGTTCTTCTCGTTAATAATTCTTTCGAGTTCTACGCTTTTCGCAAATAGTTCAGGTTCGTCTCGCCGCATTTCGCTCCAATGCTTTTTCGAGTGCCACGGACAGAAATAACACGACGATTTCGGAGGAACGGGAAGACCAGAATCGCGAATAATTTTTTCGCACTTATCTCGACTTAATCCAAGTTGTAAAAGCGGATAAATACGCTTTGTATATTTCTCGTCACTCCCTCTTCCTGCTCTTTCGATTTCATCTACGGAGATACCAATTCCCACTTTCGCAGGATTCTCCTCCGTAGCGCCGTTCTGCTTTAGCCACTTATTTACTACTCGAATCTTAAAATCCACCGTACAGTGACGTGACGCTGGCGCTCCATTACTTAGGCGAACGGGAATGACGTACGACTTTCGTTCGGGATTTACAATACGTCCGTAAAGAGTTTCAGGCGTTCCGTCTCTTAATTTACGAACTAATTCGTGGATTTCGATACCGTGAGCCTTCGCGTAAGGAATCGCTACGTTCCTAACGAAGTCGAGCGTATGAGGGTGTTCCGAGTCGTCTCCCGTATTAGCGAATAGAAACGTTTTTACTTCGCCTTCGAAAACGTCATTAAGTGCTCCCTGCGCCGCAAGAACGAGGAGCGCCGTACTCTGAATACCGCCGCCATAAGAAACGATATTCATCTTAGAGTTCGATTCCCTGCTGGATATGAAGGCGAAGCCTGTCTACCGTCGCGAGCGCGTCGCGGAGCGCCTGCTTCGTCTTCTCTAAATCCTCTTTCGTCTCTTCGAGGAATCGACGAGCCTCGTCGCGTTCCTCTCGTAGATATTCGTTCGAAGTCATTAGGTCAGAGACGCGGCTCTGTTCCATAATTAGTTCGGCTCGTAGGTTGTCGGTCATTTTTTCTCCTTCTTACGTTTGGATATTTCTTCCTCTAACTCGTGGATAGTTAGAACTAATTCCTCTTCGAGGTCGCGGCGCGTAACCGTCTGTAAAAGCATTAGCGCCCGAATTAGCGTCGAAGTTTTCATTTATTCCTTTCTCGTTCCCGTACCGCGAATCGAACGCGGCTCTGCGTAAGGGGAGCACAGAGACTACCTGTTACGGGATACCTCGCCTAGCGGACGCTGGCGAGAACCTCTAGCGCTTCGATATCGGCTACCGCCGTCTTACCCGTTAGAGCGTCCATATAGTTCCGCTCGACGAGTACGGTTCCGCCGCGAGTAGCGCGGAAGTGGTGACGGTAGGTATTTACGGCTTGGAGCACTCCGAACGCGGTTCCCTTCCAAGGTGTAACGCGCTCGTCGTTCGTCCAGAGTTTCCGAAGAGTAGAACGCGTATTTTCGGCGCGAGTTACCGCCTGTTGCGCGTCCTTTAACGGAGTAGGAACGTACTTCGAAACGAATTTCTCGTACTGCTTATCCGTCACCTTCTGCGAAAGAAGCGCTTCGAGTTCTCGTCCGAAGTCGTCCGCCATCGTGTGAACTATCGCGAGAGCGCTTCGAGCGTCCTCTAAACGGAGCGCCGAATTCGCGGTATGTCGAACGGAATACGTCTCGCCGTCTTCGCGAAGTGCCGCGTCTCGCGTGTTATCGCAGACGACGATAGTTACCGTCCGCTTATACGTCGTCGCGATACTGCCGTTAAACGAGGTCGTCGCGAGGAGATTCGGACGGAACTCTACGCCGCCTGCTCCTTTAACGTTCTCTGGCATTTCGACCTGTACAAACGCGATAGCGCCGTTTCGTAGAACTCCTGCGGAGCCAACCGAAAGGTCGTCGTCGAGGATATTCGAGACGGCACTAAGAAGAACGTCGTCGTATTGGTGAGGCGCGTAGCGGCTCGACGGAACTCCTAGAACTTCGTAGGTGTCGTCGCGAACTATCGCCTTACGGTTAGGTACTTCGACGTATCCGTTCGGAGACTTTACGTACATCACTTCTTCGACGGCTTTCCACGAGAAGAGGCGTCGGCGGACGTCTTCTAGCGGAATCGCTCCTTCGTAGTGATTCGGTTCCGTGCTCTGAAGGTCTGCGCGGTAGTGCCACGCGTTCCCTCTCTTCGACGTAAAGCCGATAAGCATATTTTTATTCAGGTAATCGAGAGTTTCTCGACTCATTACTTTCTCCTTCTGTCGTTTTTAATGAGGTTATAAGTTAAAGCGCCGCTAATCGAAATAAAGAAAACGAATCCTTCTACGGAGGGAATCGGCTCTACTCCTTCGGCTTCTAGTCCGCCTGCGCATACGAGAGCGGCGAGCCAGCAGATAGCGGCTACGACGACTTTCGTACGCGTCCAGCGTTCCCAATTCGTTACGTGAATCACGGTAGGAACACCTCCTTCTCCTCGTAGGAGAGAAGAACGGCTTCGTCGTCGAGCGTTACGTAATCCATTGGCGTAGCCATTGGAAAGTGCTTATGTTCGTCGCACGGGTCGCCGTAATCGGGTACGACGAATCGAACCGTAAGTTCGTAGATTCGCATTACGCGAACGTTCGGCTCCTCGTCGTCTAGCGGTTTAATAATCGGTTCTTTCATTACTGCTCCTTCTCTAGGTTCTTTTAGGTTTACGGTATTTCAGGGGTGTAGTGGGGTATTTCGTGCTCCTTTCTTTATTCGTTTCTTTTAGAGATTCTCTAGGACGCTCTAGGAGCGTCGGAGCGCCGTAGGACAGGGGCGGAACCTATTTCGGCTCCTACGGCGCTCCTAGCCTCGTTAGGACGCGTCTCCGCGCCTTTTACGACCTCCTAGCCCACTCGATAGAAGCCGCTTTATCTGCCTCCGCCGCTTCGCGGAACGTCGGTAATTCGCCTTCCTCCGCAAGCATTAAGTCGAGGAGTTCCGCGACGGAGTGCTGAGAGCCGAATTCGTCCTTCGCGTCGTTCAGCATTTCGTAGTGGTGGTAAAACTCCTCGCGGATTTCTAGCCACGACATTTCGGACGAGTCGTAAAGCCCTCCGAGAAGTTCGAGAAGTTCCCAAACTTCCTTTCCTTCTTCGTCGGTGATTCCTTCGAACTCTGAGCCGTCGAACGGCTCGCGGAGCACTATCGCTACGGAATCCTCTAAACGGATTCTCTGCGTCTTTAGACGAAGACGCTTCTCGTAATCGGTTTCGAACGTTTCCTTACTCATTTCCTTCTCCTTCGTTTAGGTTTCCGACGAGCCTCGTCAGTCGCGGCTTTTACCGCGAGACGCCTTACGGCGTTTCGGCTTAGTCGCGAACTGGATTCGTAAGAATCTCGCGAGCCGCGTTCGTCAGAGCGCTCCAGTCCTGCTTCTGGAGCCACTCGACGTCCTCCTGAGTAATGCCGCGAGCGGCTGGAGCCTCTTCGCGCTTCCAGACGCAGAGGACGAAGCCGTTATACGGTTCCACGAAGAACTCGTCCTGAGCGTCGTTAAAGAACGCGGAGAACTTCGACGTCCAGAAGTAGTCGCCGCCTTCCCAATGGATTTCCTGAGCGTTCGAATAGCAGGACGAGAAGTGATATTCCTTGTCCGCGACGTAGGGCATATCTTCGCGATTCGCCCAGAACATTTTCGCTACTGCCGTAACGACCTTCTGAGTCTCGCGCTTCGTTGGCTTCTTCATTTCGGTTCCTCCTCTTAAGTAATCGGCTTATTCCGATACCTCAAATATACGGTGGGGAGGAGCACCTGTCCAGAACCTGTTTTCCCTAATAAAAACAGGTGTTTTCGGCTACGAGCAGGAGACGAGCCACGGCTTCCAGCCGCACCCGTTTACCTCTTCCGAATAGTCGAAAATCGCGAGCGCGGCGGCGAGATTCGTACGAGCGTCGAAGAGTTCGCTCTTATCGCGGAGCACGTTCTGAGTCTGAAGATATCCGCGAGGGTAGTAACGCGTCTTCGACGTCCAGAAGTAATTTATCTGAGTAAGACCAGCGCTCCCTCCGTTCGGGTCGAGCGCATTAAACGCGTTCGGCGTACAGCGCGACTCTTTCCAAATCACGTAGTCGAGTTTCGATAGGTGCTCTTCCTGCCAGCCAACTTCGCGAGCGAGATTCCAGAAGCCGCCGCACTTCGCGTCGGCAGGAACGGGAAGAGCAGGCGGAAGAGTGCTCGTCGTAGTCGTCGATTCTTGCGGACGTCGGCGCTCGACGTTCTGAGATATCTCAGGAGCCGATACTGCTTCCGCGACGGATAGGAACAGGAGGAAGAAACTTAGAGTTATTCCGATTCCGAATAATTTCATACTTAGCCTCGTTTCGAGTTAGCGACTCGTTCGCGGAAATACCTCAACGCGGTTTCGAGTTCTTCGTTCGGTCTATGCCCAAGTAAGGCTACTACGTCGTCCTCCGTTTTTCCCGTCAGGAAGAGAGCGGCGACAGTCGAAAGAGTCGCGTCGTACTTCGCATATAGCGGATTAACTAACGGCTTTAAATCTTTCGCGTCGTACTCGTCGAGGTAGCGAGCCTGATTAAGCCACGTCGCAGGGTGGCAGAAGTATTTAGCGTCGCTCGTCGCCTGCTTATAGCGCTCTACTGCTTCTACGAGTTCTTCGATAGAGGGAGCGTCGTCCTTCTCGAAGATTCGTTTAAACGCTTTAAAGGCGGCGGCACGTCCGACGCGTCGAGGATATGACTTCCAGAACGTTTCGAAATTGGTCGTCAATATTGACGGTTCTTGACGGTTCTTTATATAGGAGTCGTTCTCGTCGGAGTTACGCCTTTCGCGTTCCGTAGTTACGCCTTTCTCAGAAACGCGATTCTCTAAAGGCTCCTTCGTAGTTACGCCTTTAAGCACGTATTCAGAACGGTGTCCTCTCCCGTTACCACGCTCGACGACCTCTAGTAAGCCGCTCTTAACGAGTTCTTTAATAACGAGGCGAACGTACGTATCCGTACACCGTGCTTTCTTCGCGAGCGTCTTTTGCGACGGGAAACAGTACCCTTCGTCGTTCGCGAAATCCGCGAGCGCGAGGTGTATTAGAAGCCGTTCGCCGCGATACGGCGAGCGTTCCCAGACGTGCGATATCCACCTAATCGACATATTTCTTCCTCCTCTAGTTAGTTCTTAATCGAGTAAATCGAGAGCACCTAAAAGCGTTCGGAACTCAGAGAGCCGTATCAGAACGATTCCGTCCGTCGTCTCGTCAGGCATAGCGACCATTACGAAAGGACGGATATCGCCTACCGATTTCGACGCCTTCGACTGATTCTCCGCCGCATAGAAGCGCGTAGCGATAGGTGCTACCTGCGCTCCAGCCTTTACTTCGAGTCGCAGGTGTCCTGCCCAGTGCTCTTCGTGGCGGCTATTAGCGCCGCCGATTCCTAGCGCCTTACGCGCTCTACGCGCTTTAGAGTCGCCTTTAGTTCGATTCCGCTTCCCTCTAGCGGCAGGGTCGTTACAGCCGCGTACGCGCCTCTTACCGTCTCTTCCGACGCGTCCTAACGTGCCGAAAAGCGGACAGGAAGGTTCTAGGCACTTCTCCTGATTCCCTTCGCAGTATGACTTGTCTTTTAAGAGATTCATAAGATTCCCTTCCGAATCTTTCGTTCGTGGATTCTCTCCGAAGGCGTTAAGCCGCCGAATACACCCCACCTATCCTCGAACGCTTCTAAGTGCCAGACGATTCCTAAACACTCCTTCTTCACGGAGCACGTCTCGCAGATTTTTTTCGCCTCGTCGAAGCGCTTTTCACTAATGCCTCGCGGAAAAAAAATATCGGCGTCGATACCGCGACAAGCGGCGCGTTCCTGCCACGGCACTCTCACGACGAACTCTCTTCGAGCCGCGTAAGCCGCTCTATCTCGACGTTAAGCGCGTTCCGTTGCCAGATAAAGTCGCGAAGCATTTCGAGCGATATACGTTCCGTACCGTCGAAACGAACGACCTCTTCGGCTCTCTCGAAAATATACGACTCGATAAGAGCACGTTGGAGCAGGAGACTAGAAAGGCTCTTCGACATACGGAGCCTCGTCTACTTTCTCCGCCATAAGGACGGTAATCACCTTCGACGCTTCCTGTTTCGTAAGGCTCTTCGCCGTACGCGTCGAATCGTCGAGCACGTCCGCTACGTACGTATCGAGATTCTCTACGTTCTTCTCCTTCGCGAGTTTCTTCAGAAGTCCTAACTGAGCAGGCGACGCGCCAGAAGAGAGGGCAGTAACCGACGCTCCCTCCGATTTAGGAGCGCTACGAGGCTTATACGCAGGTCGCGGCTCTTCGCTCGTCTTCTGCTCCGCCTGACGGTTACGAACCTCTTCGAGCGACGCGATACGTTGTGTATCCGCGACGAGGAGCGCGACTATCGCTCTTCCCCACGCTGACGTCTCCGCGTTCATCACTTCTGACTCACGCGTAAAGTTCGTCTTACCTACGGCGAGTTCCGCCGCTACCGCTACTGCTGGAAGCGTGTCCTCTGGCGAACGGAAAGCCGCCGCCGTGTAAACGATAAATTCGCGTCCTCCGATTTCCATTACCTTAAACGGCTCCGCAGGATTAAACGGACGGAGACACCCGTTCGGGTACTTCGCTCGAAATTCGCGGATACGTTCGGCTACGTCTACGTAGCCTTCCATTGAGTAACTCATTTTCCTCCTGCCTTTCGGTAAGTCCGCATTACGCGGAACGGTTTACTTTCCTTTTGGTATTTCTCGAAGACGTCAGGTAACTCCTCTTGGAGTTTCTTGGCGTCTAGCGACTTTCTTCCTTCCTGCTCTTTCCACGAAATGACGCGGACGCCGTTAAGCGTTCCTTCGTCGTTATCGAGGAGCAGGCGAGCGAGCGCGTCCTTCGTACGCTTCTCTATCGTCTCCGCTTCGTTAGCCATAGCGCGAGCGTGGTCGAGTTCTTCGAGGAGGTCTACGACGCTCGACGGAAGTTCGATACTCGTTCCCTTCGACGGAAAGAGCCGCGCTATCTGCTCCGAATCGAACTCGTCGATATCGCCGTTATACGGCTCTCCGTTGTCTACTAGCGAGCCGATTCTTTCCGCTTCGACAAGGAGTAAGTCGCGGAGACTTTCGTTCTTTGGAAGTTCGAAGAGTCCGATATTGTCTCGCGAGTCGTGGACGATAAAGAAGACGGGAGCACCAGTCAGGAAGCGCTCTATCTCTCCTTGCGCGAGCCACTCGCGAGGGAAGTCTTCGACGTCTCGAATCGCATAGCGACTCGTATGTTTCGCCTCGACGACGAGCGACGGATTCGCGACGTTATCTACCGCGTCGAGAGAGCCGCTAAAACGCTGACGTCGATAGACGACCTCTGGCGTAGTAAGTGCCGTCCGAAGAAGCCGCGACGCTTCGCTAACTAGGACAGGCTCGACGAGAGTTCCCCAACGCATAGCGCCGTTCGGCTCGACGACGACGGGAGCCGTCGCCTTCTCGTAGTAGAGGTCTGCGCGACTCTTCCACTTCGAGATACCTACGAGCGCTCCAGCGTCGGACGCGCCGAACGTACAACGTCCAGCCTCGTCTCTCCAGCGCTCCAGAAGCCACTCCAGACTTCCGTGTTCCTTCTTCGGAGTAATCCGAAGTTCGTACGTTTTCATTTACTGCTCCTTCTCTAGTTGGACGCTACGAGTATTACGTGGGGGTGTTACGGAGTTCCAGAATCCTGTACCACGAATAACTAAGAACTCGACGCCTCGTGTAATCGAATTACTTAATAGGTCGTTGCCGTGTTTCGGGTAGAGGGAACTTAACGACTCCGAGCGTTAGTAATTGCCCAAGAATTACGTCGTCTACGTGGTAGCCCCACCGATTACCCGTAAGACTCCCGAACGAGATAAAGCACCTCCACCGCTTCTCCGTCGTATATTTCATCGCGTAGTAAAACTCGCGGTGGTGAGAGTCGCCTTCTTTCGGAGGACAAGCCGCGTGGCATAGTTCGTGAAGTAGAACCTTCCACGAACGCGTCTCGTGAAAGGTTCCCGTACCGAACGGAACGAGCCTTAACATAATTTCGCCGCTACTCCAGAAGCCGCCGCTTCTCCAATATCCGCTCGCACCTCGCGTCTGTCGCGTATCGCTAATTACGATTCGAGGAATCGGCTTACCTCTATGGTATGGCGTAAGAAGTTTCCAGAGACGTGCCGCCTCTTCGAGAACTAACTTCTCGCGCTTCCGAACGAGACGTTCGTTCGCCGTGACTCTCTGACGTTGCTCCGAGAGCCGCGCCTTCTTCTTTTTCGAGCGCTCTCGCGTCTTAGCCGCCTGAGCCTCTCTCCGTTTCTCTAACGCAGGGGAGACGCGTTCTACGAGTCTTCCCGTCTTCGCAGAGCACGGGAGGCAATATCGCCGCACGTCGTCGCGACGCGGCTTCGTCGGCGCTAGTCCTCCTTCTCCGCAAGTTAGGCACGTCCACCGCGCCTGTCGTTTATTAGTCACCTGTCCTCCTTCTCAGAAAAGGTGTAGTTGGTAATGGTCTGTTATTCGATTCGTTTCTATTTAGGCGCTCTTGCGAACTTCGTCCATACGGACGAGTTTCGAAGAGTGCTTGGCAGGGTTGCGGCAGTATGCGTCACGAAGCCGAACGTCGGACTCGACGATTCGACCACAGTTGGAGCACCTGAACGCGCTTCCCCGTGTCTTTTTTCTTCTCACGATTTCCTCCTTCCGTACTCAATTCTACCGTGCGCTGTTTTTTGGAATCTGAAAAAACAGGTGAATCGAACACGTTCGGAAAAAATCAGCCGCGTAAACACTCGTCCAAAAAATTTACAAAAAATTTCGCCCACCGTTTTTCGTGTTTGGCGATTCAGCGCGTCCGCCGCACTCGACTGAGAGTGCGGACGGACGACTTACCCGACGCCGTGCGGAGAAGGAGTACGCAAGGCGTCCTGAGAGATTACAGCCAGTCGCGTGACCATAGCAACGGGAATACACAGAACGGAATCCCACGAGTCTTCGCCGTTAAACGACTGAGCAATAACTACGTGATTCGGTTTCGCGTCTACGAGCAGATAGCCGACGCTCGACGTTCGCATAGGCTCCTCGTCGATATCTTCCGTATCTATCCAAGACTCTTGGAACGAGTACGCGTCGTCCCACTCGACCAGAACGATATCCATTACCAACCCTCCTTTTTCCTATCCTGTACGAACACGGGAGCCTGAAACGTAATTCCTTTATCGGGAGCGACGAGCGCGAGCGCCTGCTGAGGAACTTCGAACGCGAACGAATTTAGATACGCGTATTCGTCATAGCCTTTTAGGGAACCGTTAATTATGAGCGACGGCGTACTTATATATTGGTGCCAATGTCCTAGCCAAAGCGTTTGGAAACTTCCGTACGTCGCAAGATATCTCTGAGCCTTCCGTGCTCGAAGCCGCATAATCGGAGGATAGATACCGCCGATTCCTCCTCCGCCGCTCGCTTGGTCGCCGTGCGTTAGCAGGTGTCCTTGTCCGTAGATATTTATAAGCGCGTCGGCGCTCTCAGGAATCTGAAACGTCATACGCTTGTCTTTATGGAAGTGCCGAAGAAGTAGTTGCGATAGGAGCCAGTCGTAGTTCGTTCTTACGCGGAGTTTCGCTCGCGGTTTACGGCTCGTTCTTCCGTGATTACCTACCACCGATACGACGTGTACCTTCTTAAATTCGGTAGCGAGAAGGTCGAGCGCGGCGGCGAGTCTTTCGCTCCAGAAGAGGAGGCTCGCCATAATAGGTTCTTCGTTCGTCTCCGAGAGTTCTTCGTGGATATCTCCAGAGAACATATCGCCGCCTAAGAGCACTACTACGCCGTCATAGGTGACGCCTGAGAGATAATGCCTCGCGAGTTTTACGACGTTCTCTCCCCACTTCTTTAAACGAAGTTCCGCGATAGTACGGCTATACGCGTTAAGTCCGTCTACCTCGTCTGGATTAACTACCTCGTCGAAGTGAAGGTCAGAAAGCATTAGAACGAGAGTCGCCGCGCTTTTCTTCGGCTTCTCTGGAGCCGTCCATTTAGGCGGAGCGAGTTCGAGACGCTCTACGTTCTCGACGACTTCTAACGAGCGACGGAGGGTATCTATCTCGCTCGCGAGACGTGCCGCCTCGTTAAGTGCCGCGTCGCGTTCGCGACGGAGACGAAGCGTGTCTATCTTCGACGATTCGGATTCTTTCTCTAGGTCGTCTTTAAACGTCATCTAAGATTTCCCTATTCCTTGCGCGACCAAGAGCGTTGCGAGAGATACGGATTCCGCGCTGTTCGAGAACGCGGCGAATCGACTCGATAGGAATTGAGTTATCACGCACCGCTTTAACGAAATCTTCTCGTTCTTCTTTCGGGAGCGTCTCGTAGGCGATACGAAAATGACTCTTGTGTTTTAATTTAGGAGGCAGGCTCTTTACGTCGTTCAGAAACTTTCCCATAGTCGTTCGCGTGAGTTTCCAAATGGCGGTCTAGTTTCTCGTCTACCCGAATAATCGACTTATGGATAAAACGAAGATTCTCTACAACCGTTGCGTGGTCTTCGCGATTCTCCTTCCTGAATTGCTGGATTACGACTCCTAAGAGTCCTCCTACCGTCGTAATAACAGCCACAATGATAGCCGCCTGCTCCGCGCTCACGAGGCGTCCTCAGTATCGGCGTCGTTCGGGAACATCTTCTTAAACGCTTCCCTAATAGCGCTTGGATTATCTGCCGTCTGAGGAGAGAGTTCGATATGGAGCCAGTCTCCATTGGGCGCTCCCGTAATCGTCGCCTTCTTATAGTTCTCCCACGTGCCTCTATCGCAACGCCAGCCGCGTCCGAACGGCGCTGTCCAATAATCCAGAATCATTTCGATTCCAAGCGCGTCAGCATTAGACGGAATAGTTAAGAGTTCGAGCCACTCGACGGCGATAAGCCTTCCGTTGGGAACGCCTTTCGTAGGTGTCCGTCGATACGAGAGGTCTACGGCTCTTCCCGTTGCGTGAACGCTCATAGTGTCCTTACCGCGCTTCGTGCGGTTCGCGAACGTGCCGTTATTCCAGAGAGCATTATTAGAGCGGCGCTCGATTTGGCGTACGAAGGCGACGAGTCCGAGACGTGCCGCATTCGTCGGACTAATGCCGTCCGCAATACCCGTATATGGACGCTTCTTCATTACTTCTTCTTCGGCTTAGGCGAAGAATCGCGGAGCGCAAACGCGTTGTCGATTTCTTCCTTCGTCAGTTTCCCGTCGATAGAAGCCTTCGCCAATTTCTCTACGACTCCAGCCACCGCGACGAATCCAGCGAGAGCGGCAGACTTCCAAACTTCGAGTTCAGGCGCGATAATCGCGCTACCCGTAATAATGCCGAGAGCACTCGAAACGAAAAGCGCCGCAATTCGTCCGAAAATGTCCTTAAATTTATTCATCTGAGCCTCCGTCTAAATACGTCATTACTACGTGAAATGTTATCGCAAGCGCGGTTATCCAGATACCTAAAGTCCGCGTAGAACCGCTAAGAGTTATCAGGACGAGTCCTGTTCCAGCCCACACCCAGACGTTCTCAGTTAGATAATTAAGCCATTTCATAGGATTCGCCTTCGAGGAGCAGGAAGAGGTGTTACGAAGAATACAGCAGATACCGCTACGACGGTACGCCGCTCCGCTACCGAAATCGTCGAGCCTGACGGAACGTAATCGTCATAGCCGCCTGCGAAAACGTTTACCTGTTGCTCGAATTCTTTTTTCGTTTCTTCTGCCGCGTCTATCGGCGGAGCGTAAAGCGTTGTCGTCGTTTCTTCTACGAGCGACGTCGAAGGAATCTCCTCTACGAACGTCGTCGTCGTAGACGCTTGGCTTGTCGTAGTCGTCTCAGGAATCGTGCTCGTCGTCGAGGTCGTCGTTCTAGGCGGAACTGTCGTAGACGCCTCTACTGTCGTCGTAGTGCTCGTCGAGGTCGTCGGAGATTCCGTCGTAGTCGTAGGCGGCTCTGTCGTCGTAGTGCTCGTCGAGGTCGTCGTAGTAGCCTCTGTCGTGCTCGTCGCAGGCGGAGGAGCCTGAGTCGTCGTAGTCGTAGACGGCGGCTCCGTCGTAGTCGTCGTAGTGCTCGTAGACGTCGTAGAAGCCTCCGTAGAGGTCGTAGACGGCTCTACCGTCGTCGTAGGAGCAGGCTCGCTAGTCGTAGTCGTAGACGGCTCCGAGGTCGTCGTAGAAGGCTCTACCGTCGTCGTAACAGGAACGGTAGTTGTCGTAGTCGTAGTAGTCGTAGTCGTAACTGAAGCGCCGTAACTCCACGAATACGGCTCGCTAGGAGCACCATTACGCCACGCTTCGCAGTCAGTCCACGTCGGATATAGACCAGCCTCGTAATCCGCTCGCGGCTGAAACATCTGCCACGACGTAGAAGAATTAACGAAACACGTCCACGTCGTATACGCGACTTCCGCACTCGCTGGAGCCGCTAACGCTAAAACGGCGGCAGGAAGAAAAACTATCGAACCGCTCCGCCATTTCATAGGCGAAAAGATTACAACGAAATTATTCTTCGACGTTTTCTATAGGTAATTGGACGAATACGTTATTAACTTCGTCGTAGATATCTCCAATGCCTGCGTATTTACCGCGAAATGTTGCGTTATACGAAGTCTGTTTCCAAACTCCACCAAGAATTCCACGTAGATATCCGATACCTATATTTTCCTGCTCTATACCGTTTTCGTCAATAATCACGTCGTTAGCGACGGCGACTACTCGAATTACTACGTTATTCTCGTCTAGTTCAGCGAAGTGCGCCATCACGATACCGTCATCGTTCCAACGCCGTTCCACACGAAGTAAGAGTACGAACCGCTAACGGTAGGAGTCGAAGAAGTCGCTCCTGTAGCGCTAAATGTTGCTCCTGCCGCAGTTGCGCTAGCGGTAAGCCAGCGCACAATAATGCGACCTGTTCCGCCGCTTCCGCCGCTAGCGGAATAACCGCCACCGCCGCCGCCACCGAAGTTAGCGGTGGCATTACCGCCAGCCGTTCCAGAGACACCTGAGCCATTACCTGCGTTCGTTCCACCTGAACCGCCTGTTGTACCGCCAGCACCTCCGCCGCCGCCCGCGTATGAACGAGAAGTTCCGTCATAGTCATTCGCTAACGCAGTTCCACCTGTGCCGCCAATGTTATTTGGCGTTGAGAGACCGTTCGTGCCTACGCTTGACTTACCACCGCCACCGCCTGCCGCACCAGCACCAGAACCGTGACCATTACCGCCTGCGAAACCTTGCCCTGATGTGCCTGTTCCGTTATTAGAAGCACCCGACGCCGACGCGCCGCCGCCAGAGCCACCTGAGTTACCGTTAGTCCAGAGTGCTGTTGAGGAGTTATAGCCGCCACCGCCACCGCCGCCTGTCGTCGTTATCGTTGCGGCGGCAACGACTAGCGAACTATTAGAACCGTTCGTTGCGGTGCCAGCGTTAGAAGCCGCACCCGCGCCGCCACCGCCGACAGTTACCGTATAAACAGAACCGCCCGAAAGAACGGTATCGCTAGCGACAAGCATTCCGCCTGCGCCACCACCGCCACCCATACTTCCGCCACCGCCACCGCCACCTGCGAGAATCATATAGTCAATGGCTATCGCCTGAACCGCTTTAGGAGCGCGTTTCGTCCAGCCACTTACCGCCGTTCCTGAGCGAGCCTGATTCCCGTAACGAGACACGCGTTCTCCTTATGCCGTAATTCGATTTACGTAGCCACCTATCATTACGACGTTCGCGGAAGCGGCGAACGCTCGAACGACGAGAGGAGTCGCGTTACCAACGATAATTAGACCAGCGACAACTAGGAATAGTCCTGACTCAGCAGTAATCGTCTGTTCGATAAGGTCATCTGGCGCGGTAGTTCCGCCGAACTCAATAGTAAGTTTTCGGTCAGTCGTATCCGAATTAACCGCGTAAAGCCAAACTTCGTCGATAGTCGTCGCGGTAGAACTACCCGTATGGATAGTCGTTCCAGCAGTAGCAGTAGCGGCGACTTTAATAAGTCTTCCGTCCGTCGAACCGCTTAACTTTATTTTGGAATACGTAGCCATATCTCTCCTTAACTAAATAGTTGTGACGCTAGAACGAGTTGGTCTGAGTCGTTAGTAATCCCGTAGGAAGTCCACGCGCTACCCGTGTAGTAATACAGCGTGTTATCGGCGTCGATATACGCGAACATACCTTCCGCCAGCGTCGGTTCTCCGACGCCGCCAAACGCGTTATCACGTGCCGTCGTCGTAGCGAAACGCATAATTACTTGGTCTTGGAGATACCCATTAACTTGCGCCGCCGTCAGGACGTCGCCACTCGCGAAAAGTTTTACGCCTAATCCAGCCATAGGCGTTTATGTTAGCGCATTATCGGCGTCGAGCACACCGTAGGTTGCGTCGTCAAGGATAAAGGCGTAGACGATTTCGGCAGGGGTGAGGCGAATCGTTACGACGTGCTGATTCGGATTCAGTCCGTGAGAAATGCCCTCTATTGCGTAGAACGCGGTTACGGAGGCAGGCGTACCCGTCGCATAGGTTCTAGTTATTTCGATTACGTTCCCGATTTCGAGCGCGAGCACGTCGAGCCGTTGCCCAGAGGTAAGCCGATTCATAGAAACCTGAAGTTCGTCGAAACGGTATACAGGCTGGCTATATCGGTCTAGGAGGGTATTCGCGAGCGTTAAGGCGTCGGCGTCGTCGGCTAGAAGCAGGTCAGAAATAGCGAGGGTAGATATCCCAAACTCCGTCTGCGAAGTCGCGTCGTCGGCGTTCTGGATAGTGCCGCCTTCCGTCTGAGCGGAAACGCGGTTATAAAGGAACTCTTGTCCGTAAAGCACCGCCAAAGAAGAATACGGTATTTCGGTTCCGTCGTCGGAGAACGAGGCAGAAGCCGTGATAAACGAGGCGGAAAGACGGTCAGTAAACGTTAGATAGCCGTCCTTCGAGATAAAGAGATAGCCCTGTTCGGCGTCCGCGATTCTCTGAAGATAGGTAAGCGCGTTCGTATTATCTCCGATTTGGTACGCGCCTAACGTCGCTACACCTGTATCGAGGTTCCTAGTAAGCACGGGATAGGAGACGGAAGTTAAATCTAAGATTCGTTCTACACGTGCTCCAGAGAGTTCTTCAGGCGGAGTAAACGCGGCTCCCGTCGTCGTATTCGCGAGAAGTACGAAATCATCTGACGTCGTAATAGCGACTTCCGAAAGGTTAAAGTCGTAGATTACGTCGATATCGGTAATACGTCCTACGTAGACAGGCTCGTTATCGAGAAGAACCGTTACCTTCCTTCGTGGCGTAACTCCAGAACGTCCTAGCGTCGAATTCCAATACGGCGAATCTTCGTTAATCGGGTCGAACCTTCTATCATTATTTAGAAGACGGAACTGAGCAGTACCAGCGCTAAAGTTCGCGAGTTGGTCAGAACGTCCACGCGTAACCGATACTTCGCGGCAGTAAGAAGAAACGTCGTCACCGAGAAGGCTTCCGTCGAGCGCGTTCGTATCGAGAACGCCTAACGAAGCCGAATCGAGCGTAAACGGATTAACAGGAAATCCGAGTTCCATTAAAACGGTTACAGACTCACCCCAAGGGAACGTAGTAGCCATTACGCCACCGCGAGCGGAAGAGCACCATTACGGCGCTGATAACGCTTCAGAGCGTCTACGATTTGGTCACCGATTTCCGCGCCGTCCGCGCCCATACCAGCGTTTACCGTAATCGAGATATTCGTACCTAAGCCTCCAGCACGATTAAGAGGAATTATGGCTTCTGGACCAGCCTCACCGACGAGTCCGAGTGTAGGACGCTTAACTATTCCACCACTAGCGAACATTTCGAAATTAAAACCGTAATTAGGAATTCGAACGGGAGGAGCAGGAGGAGCAGGAGGAGTAAGACGAGACGAAACCTCCGCCTCCGTCTGAGTCATCTCCTTCTGAGCCTTACGGACGATAGCCGCAGGCGTCTCTGCGCGAACCTTACGAAGTTCTTTCTCCGCCTCAATAAGTTTCTCGATAGCCGTACGCTCGTTATCGAGCGCGTCACGATACGCCTCAGACGCCTCTACTTCTGCCTCCTTCGCCTTCGTTAGCGCGTCGAGAGCCTCCTTATATTCGTCCGTTCCCTCCTTAGCGCCATTAACGATTACGTCATAGAGATAGTTCTGGCGGTTAAGTTCCAGCGTCGCGTCAGCCTGAGCCACCGTCGCCTCTTCTGCGGAAAGTTTCGCGTCAGCCAAATCGCGTTCCGCCTGCTCGATTTCCGCCGTCGTCGGAACCTGAGTACGAAGACGAGTAAGTTCCTTCTCGCTATCCGTAACAGCCAGATTCGCGTCACGAACCGCGTACTTAGCCTCCTGAAGCGCGATTTCCGCTCGACGAATCTCCTCTGGCGTAGCGTCGCCGCGAGTACGAAGTTCGGCTAGTTCTTTCTCCGCTTCCGCAACGTCGTAAATAGCCTCTTCGACGTCGAACTTCTTCTTCTGAAGTCCGATTTCGGCGTCCTCTACGTCGCGAACGCTTGGACCTTCGCGCAAGCGCTTTAGGCGCGTTTCGGCTTCCTGAATCTTCTTAACCGAATCCTCGACGTTCCAGTTAGCGCGGACGAGCGCTCTCTGCGCGTCCTCTACTGCTCGCGCCTGCTTAACGGCTTCTTTCGAATCTTTACCGTAGCCTTGCGTGACTCTATTAAAGTTCTCCTGAGCCTTAGTAACGGCTTTCGTCGCCTCTCCGAGTTTCTTAAACTCGTCGGCTACGCGCTTACGTGCGTCGAGTGCTCCCCGTTCGGCGGAGGTAACACCTTTAAGCGTGTCGGTATATTTCTTTAACTGTTCCTGAGCGATTTCGACAGGCGACTTACCTCCTCCTCCGCCACCACCACCGCCACCACCGCCGCTTTCCTCTTTACCTGCGGCTATACGTTCCGCGTTTTTCGCCTTCATAATGGCTTCCGTAACGTCCTTCACTTTCGTTACGGTATTCGCCGCCGCCGCACCGATACGTCCGAACGCTACTTCACCTATCTCGCCTAATTCGCCAAAGTTAATTCCAACTTTCGATAGTAAAGGACGAAAGAAGTTAATGGCTTTAATGACCAAATTTATTCCTTTAATCATTATGTTGGTCATAAATTCCCACGCCGCGATAGCCGCGTTCGCTACTGCGTGTACGACTTTTCGGAAACCTTCGAAACGAATATACGCCGCGACGAGAGCAACACCGACAGCGATAATCGCCGCTACCACGATTCCTATTGGATTCGAAAAGAGAGCGACGTTAAAAAGGTTCTGGCTAATCGTTGCGGCGATAGTGATTCCGCGAAGAATCGCGAACGCTGTTCCGAGAGCCAGCAGAAGGTCTACGAACTTATTTCCCTTACCGATTACGTTCAGGAGTTCGCCTCCGAGATACTTTAAGCCTGCTCCTAAACCTTTCTCTCCGACGATATTTGAGAACTCTTTAAGACGTGGAAGAAGTTGGTCTTGTAGGAATCCGAGAACGTTTTTAAATACGGGAAGGAGTGCCGTACCTAATTCGGCTTTAACGTCCTCGAACGTCGCCTTCACGATTCGCGTCATATTCGCTACGCCGTCGCTCGTACGAGCAAAATCGCCTTGCGCTAGAGCGGAATCCTTCATAATGAGCGAGTACGCGGCTTGCGCTTTAGCGGCGATAGGAAGCGTTCCTTTCGCGCTCTTAATGAGTCCTAGACTCATAGCCTCTTCCTTCAGGCGTACGTCGTTAAGCGCGATACCGAAACGCTTAAGAGGTTCCGTCTCTCCTGAGAGTCCAGAACGGAGCGCTAGGAAAACGTCGTCAATATTCGCGTTATTAAACGAGGCGAGGTCTGCGGCGAGTTTTACGAGCGTCGTACTCATCTCCTGCGCTGGAGCCTGCCCGATACCGAACGCTTGGAAGAGATTTCCGTACGTGCCTGTGGCTTCTAGTGCCGCCTGTTTCGAGATACCGAGATTCGCGGCGGAAGTGTTAGCGAAGTTAATAACGGCTTCGGAAGACTGACCGAAGACGACGTTTACCTTCGAAAGTGATTCTTCGAGAGCGGAGCCAGCGTCTACTAACTGTTTACCGATAACGCCTGCGGCGATAGCGGCGACTCCTGCGACCTTCCCAATGTTTTTTAGAGCAGTAGTAACGCCTTTATCGAGCGTACGGAACGCGAACGTCGCCTTATTCCCTGTACCTTCTAACTTCTTAAAGTCGTTAATCGCCTTATTTATGCCACGACTATCGAACTGCGAAATAATTGGAACTACGACAGCCATTTAAGATTCCGTTTCTCTCTCGCTACCGAACTGACCGCTACTACGCCGAACTTGCGCGGAAGCGCGGTCTGACTGTAGTTGTCTCTGCGAAATAGTTCCACCAGCCAATTTCGCGGACACCATTTTTTCCGTAGACGCGAGACTCGTAGTAATCGCTCCAAGCACCTGAGCGAAGTTCTCGTTTACCGTTTTCCACATAATACGAGACGCCTTCGGTTCGAAGCCTGCCGTCGTAAACGACTTAACGATAGGAAGGTTCGCCTTCCGTGCTCCTGCGATATCGAGAATCACGCCGCCTGCGTCCTTCTGCCTGAGTCGAAGAATCGGAACCTGACCAGTCATACGGTTCGCTCGTCCGCCGAAAACGGAAGTAACACGGCTCCTAACCTTCGAACCGTCCCAGTACGGGAACCTCGACGCGCCTCTACGCTCTGGCGTCGTATGCCAATAGCCGATAGGAGGCTTCGACGGGAATTGGACGCGAGCACGGCGAACGAGTTCGTCCGCAGGCGCTTTAATGCCCTTACGAATCGAGTTATACAGCGTTCGGTCTAGGTAATAGAGTTCTTTAAGCGTTTCGCCTAGTCCGTAAACGTTTACTTTCGCGCCAGCCATACGAGTATGTTACTCGACTACGCGAGTTCTCCATTTAAAAGCGTGATACGCATTTACGCTTCCATAAATTCCTGCTCCGAGAAGAAAGCCGTATTGACGCGTAGTAATCGCGAATATCACCCAGAGGCACTCGTTAAGGAACGCGATAAGCCAGCCGTACCATTTCCCTTTCCCGATAACGAAGAGAGCAGTAACGCCGATAATCGAAAGTAAATACGGCATTACCCGAAACCTTTACGACGCGCTTTCTTCTCCGCCTGTGCTTTCTCTTTCAGATAATCCGCTATTGCGGTAAGCATTTCGGGAGACTCAGCGAGCAGTACGGACGGCGCTATTCCCGTCTCAACGGCGAGAACCGCTATTTCGTAGTGGGCTGAGTTCCGTCCAAAGGGTCTGAAGTCTGCTCCGCAGGCTCGACGGATTCGACGGAGTTAATCCACTCAGGGTCGAAGGCGATAGTCGTCTTCTTCTGCCGCTTCAGGCTATGCCACGCAAGCCACGCGAGGTCAGTAAGACGTAGTTCGCTATCGAACTTCGTAACGCTCTTATTCCACGTACGTTCGAACGAAACGAAGTCACCGAATACGGCTTCTACGTCTTCCGTCTTTCCGTCGAGGTACTTAACTCGTAGAGGAATTTTCATTACTGCTCCTTCTTCTTAGTAGTTAATTTCAGGCGGTTGCCTTCGCGAGAGTTCCACCCGTAAACGTGAGTTCGGTCATAGCCAATTCACCAACCGCGCCCATAACAGGCGTATGAGACGCCAGAAATGCGTTAGAAATCGTATATGACGGGTTTGTGGCAGACACCGCGCCGCTCGTCGGCTTAATCACGATAGTCGTGGTCGTTCCGACGAGAGAGTAAATGGTGGCTTCGACGTTCGTAGCGGCGAAATCCTGCTGGAACGAAAGTTCGCAAGAGATGTTCTGGAGTCCGCCAGCGAACTTATGCCCTGAATCTCCGAAGGCTGTGACTTCGACGGAATCGACTTCGTATGTGAGAGTGACGCTGTTTGCGCGGTTGCTCAGGTCTACTGAGTTCACCGTAATACTTGCGTTAGTAAGAACGAGTTGCGCCATAGTAGGTCACTTTTCCTTTACTGCTTCGTCTGATTTCTTGGACTCTTTCAGAACTTCGATATGTCCGCCCTGAAGAAGTGCCTCAATGTTAGCACCTGAAAGGTCGTTCTCGTCAATAAGGTCACCAGCATTTTTACCAGCGAGACGTTCCGAAAGAACTTTAAACTTCTTCATAATTCGTGCTCCTAAGCGTGAACCGTTATCGTCGTTTGGATTTCTAGAAACTCCGCGCCGTCCTGTTGGAGGCTCGAAACGTCCGCACTAGATGATACCACTAGCGAAGCGGCTACGCCTCCTAGTGTCGTATCTGCTTCGAGTGCCGCTCGAATACTTTTCGCTCCAGAGTAGGAAAGGAAGTCGTCGAGAAGCGCGTGAGCCGTTCTATCGGTATATCGTCCGACGACGACGTGGATAATCCATACCATTTGGACGTTACCGCCACCGAACGCACGGTGATAGATAACGCTCGAAAGAGAAGGGTAGGCGATAGGCGGATTAACCTGTTCAGGCTGATACGAGAACGTACGGAGTCCGCTAATCGTCGCGAGTCGCGTCTTAATACCGTCCGCGACTTGCGATACCGTCGCAGGCATTAAATCGCTCCAAAGACGCGATAAGGCGCGAGAAGGTCACGCACGTCAGGGTCTACGGCACGTACCTGAATAGCCATATCTCCGAAACCGACGACTCCTAGAGCCGCGTTATAGCGACCAAAGCCGCGAATAGAGAGCAGTAGGCAGGCTTCGCGAACGTCGTTCGGTATCGAAGGGAAACCGAAAGTTCCTGTAAGTTCGATAGTAGGACGCGGCGGTTGGTAGAGGAACGGAAACGATTTCGCGCCTTGTGCCGTAATGCGCGTATATGGTCTGCCCTGAAGAGCGACGTCCGTTGGCTCTAGGTAGTAATCCGAAGCGCTCCACGTCGTCGCAAACGTGCCGTCACCTGCGGTATCCGTCTTTAAGACGAGTCCGTTAGCGGTAGCGAGGTCAGGAATCCCAACGGAGAACTCGTCTACGGGAAATAACTTAATCGTCTTCGTTGTCTGATAGAAGAAACGTCCGCAGTAACCGTCGATTCGACGCGAAGCGCCTTCTACTGCTTTCTCTAGAAGAGTATCGTCCGTGTTATCGGTAAGACGAAGAACCGCTTTAACTTCCGTAAGCGTACAGTAGCCGTTAGTTATAGCCACTACTCGCCTCGTTTCTTAACGCGCTTCCTTACCGCTCTCTCGACGACAGGAGTATTCGTAGCCGTTTCTTCGACTTCGATTCCATAGGCACGAAGAGCCGCGTCTACTTGCGCGATACGCGCCGTAAGACCACGACGAACGTACCCTTCGCGCTCTAGAAGAAGTGCGGCTACTGCTCTCTGATTACTCATACGTTCCTTTCGAAGTAGTAGAGCCTGACGGCGTTCTACTCGCCGCCAGACTCTACAACTTTACGACGTTAGAACGTCGGGGTGACCAGACCAGTTCCGCCGACGAGCGCGAAAGCGTTCGGGTAGCGGTTAGCGGTGTAGGCGCTGTAGCCGTAGACCACCATAGTCACGTCGAGTTCCGCCGCCTTCGGCTGTTCGAAGCGGAGCATCATCGGAGCGCCGTCGCCCATTTCCCACAGGTGCGACTCTTGCGAGTTACCGACGATAATGACGTCCTCGTTCGAGCCTGCGCCGTTCGTGGTCGTCACGTTCGCGTCGGTCAGCACGGGGAATCCAGCGATACTGTAACCGCTATTTCCGTAGACGACGCCGCCGTTACCGACGACAGGTGCGTTCGTTGGACCGTTCGCGGTAGGAACGGCGAGCGGACGCTGGGTGGAATCGACAGCCGCCAAGATAAACGCGAGGCGGCGTGGGTGCATAAGGATAAAGTTTGGACCTCCGAAGAAGTTCGTCTGAATCCTCTGAACGCAGTCGAGAAGTTTTGGATAAAGTTCGCCAACCGTAGGTGACGCGTCGGTGTAGGTAACGACCTGCGTAACGGTGTTGGTGAGCGAGGTCACGATGGTCTCGTCCAACTTCGTGTGGTAAGCCGAAACGAGGTCAGCCATAACGAGCGAGTCGATATTGGTACCGCGCTCCAACGCCTGACGTGAAACGTTCTGCTGACCAGCGATAGTGACCACCGAAACGTCCAACTTCGTGTCGTCCATATTGGTCTCTTGGACGGCGGCTCCTTCGCTCTGGCTGGCGACGGCGGTTCCAGTCGTGACCTTCGAAATCGAAATGGTCAAGCCTTCCGCAGGGAGTTCGTGCTTGCGCGAGATATCCGCGAAAGGACGACCAGCACGTGCGAACGGAGCCGCGAGTTCGGTCAGGAACTGCGGAACGACCAAGCCTGCGAAGTTCGCGGAGGTCACGTCGCGGCGCTCAATACGCTCCTCGTTCATATGGCGCGAGAGGCGCTCCTTAGCGGCGAAGTCGTTATGGAACTGCGCGGCGAAGGCGTCCGAGACGAACGAGTTCTTCGAGTGCTTCGAGTAGGTGCGCTCTTCGTGCTTCACGCGAGCAGGAGCCGTAGCCTCTGCGATTCCGTTCGACTTACGAAGTTCTGCGGCTTCTGCCGAGCGCTTCTCCAGTTCGACGTGCTTCGAAATCTGCTCGTCGAGCGAGCGAACCTCGTCGAGAATCGCGCTAACTTGCGCGTCCTCTTCGGTGCTCAGGTCGCGAGCGTCGTTCTTCGCGCCTTCGATAAGAGCGTCAGCCTTTGCGAGAGCGGCGGAACGCTTTTCGGTGAGTGTCTCTGAATACTTCATAGTGAGGAATCCTCCGTAGTTGTAGGGAATTTTCTTCAGTGAAGTATTCGAGTGCGAGTATCGCGGCTCTACTTCGGCTGACTGATTCGTGCTCTCGCTACTTCTTTCGAACGTAGACGAGTGAACGAACTTGGCTCAATGTTAGTCGTTTCGTTAGCGGTTCGCAACTCAGCCACCGTGCTTTCGTAGGCAGGGTAGGTCACTACGGAAACGTCGTATAACTGAACCTCGCGGAGTTCGCGAACCGTCCTATCGGAGTTCCACGAATCCTTAATAGTCCTAAAGGCGAAACTCATCTGAGAGAGGTCGCCGCGCTTTAGAGCACTCATAACGCGAGCGGCGTCAGGGTTGGACGGGTCTAGGTTGGCTTCGACGCGTAGACCACGCTCGTCTTCCTGAAGGCTAAGAGTTCCAGACTTCGTACGAGCGAGCGGCACTCCTTCGTGGTCGATAAGAAGGCGAACGTCCGCGCCGTCCTTAATCGTCTTCGTAAACGCGCCGCGCTTAACGTATTCGACGAACGGCATTGGCTCCGAAGGAGAATCGAAGACGGACGCGTAGCCAACGAGGGTAGAGCCTTCGCCTTCTGCTCGTAGTTCGAGGTTCGTATACGCGACGGAACGGTTCTCGCTATCGGATTTACTCACCCACCTCACTTCGATTTCGTTCGCCATAGAACTTTCTCTTTCCGTTTCCAAACTGTCCTCATACTCTAAATGAGTATCTTCGTCTTCCGCTACTGCTCGCTCCGATTTCGAATACTTCGGGTGATTCGGATTTAGAAGGTCGTTATCACTTACGTAGTTCGGATTCTTTGGTGTACCAGTTCTCGATAACTGAAGGAACGCGTTTACTCGCGCCATAGCCCACTGTGCTCGACCAACCCCAGGTCTGTGCGAAGTAGAGAACGCGCCAGCGCCACGACGATAGACGGCTTTTAATGCGCCTAACGTAACGCGAGTCCACTCAGGCTTATCGTCCTTTTCCATTCTGTCGTTATGCTCTTTAACCTTATTTTTAAGAGTCGTTTCCGTTGCCTGACTTATCTCGATAGAGCCAGATTTATCTTTAGCGGAGCCAGAAGGATTCTCGTCGCTACCTTTAATTTGGTCTTTCTTCGGGGCTGGAGCGCGTCCTTCGAGTGCTTCCTGAATCCATACGTCGTTCCTGCTATCTAGTCTCTCTACTACTCGTTCCGCATAGGACTGAGCACGGCGAGCGCTCTCCTTCGAAGAGCCGCCTCCCCAGAGAAGCATTGCGACGAGTCCAGCCGTAATTTCGCCTTCTCCTACGGCGTCGAGGTCTACGATATGCCGCGCTATCCAAGGCGCTATTTTCCGCCACTTACGTTCGGTAATCGTTCCAGCCGCCATAGCGCGAGCGTCCTCGACAGTCTGCGGCTTTAATCCGTCTCCTGAATATCCTTCTTCGTGTAAACGAAGTCCTCTACGAGCAGAAGCGCGCATAAATTCAGGCGCGGAGATATCGACGGCGCGAGATTCGTACTCCATAGGCTCTTCTTCTGGCTCTGATTCGAGCGGAATCGGCTCCGACGTAGGTTCCTCCTCTAGTCCTTTAATGAGTCTTTCTGAGATAATCCAGAACTTACAGATACCTTCTGGCGCGATATCTCCAGCGACGATTTCGCAGGCTCGACCACCTTCGTAGAAGACGCAATTCGCGCAAACTAAACCTTCGTCCTTAAACGGAGATTCTTCGACGTAATGCGCTCCTTTCGCTCCTGCTCCCTTATCGAATAGCCCGAATTCTTCCGTAATGCCCTCTAGGACGTCGTAAAGCACGTTCTGAAACGGCGTTAAACCTTCCTCTCCGTTTCGTTCCTCTTCCTCGTAGGCGGCTTGTACCGCCGCAAAGTGCGCCTGAGCCTCTTCGAGCGTCGCGTGGCAACCGCCGCCAATAGGCGTCCTTTCGCCTTCTTTAACGACGGCGTAACCGCTACAGCCTTCAGCGTTAGAAAGAATCTCGTACGGCATATCAGTCCACGTCTGGCGTCATAACGCGAACGTCTACCGTATCTGCGGCTACGACGGCGTAAATAGTTTCTTTAGAAGGAACTTCGAACTCGATAGGACTCGTATGTTTCTCCGTCTCTAAACCCGTAGACGTAGTAACCGAAGAATTACCGAGATAGACGGACGTGTTAGCCGTTACGTGAACATACACCTTGCGGTACTTATCGTCGGCGGCGACGAGAAGCGTCGGAGAAGTGCCAACGGTAACGGATACGGATTTCATTGGGGCGGCTCCGCGTCGGTTCCGATATCAGCAGTAGCGGCAACGTCCGAAACAGGAAGCGCCATAACGAACTTATCTCCGCCTTCGAACGGTTCTTTATTCTCGATAGCGCGAGCCTCGTTCGGTGTAAGAGTTCCCGAACTAATCTGAATCTGTTGAGCACGAACGCGAGTTAGTAAGTCAGCGCGTTGGAATTCGTCCGTATTAAAACGAACCTTCTGACCTAGCGGAAGCATTTCCGATAGTGCGTCCTCAACTCGACGGAGCCACGGGAGCAACGTATAGCGCACGAAGTTAATACCTGCGCTTTCTACGTTCTGATAAGTCTGCGAATCTCCGCCGCTTCCGTTAATCATATGGAGCGGAATTCGATACGCTCTCGCGATATCGCGAACGAGTGCTTCGCGGTGTCCGAGCATTTCCATATCTGCGGCGCTCGTAAGAATCGGACGCCACTTTAAACCGCTCGTAAGAACGGCAGGACGACGGTGTTTATAGTGAGAGTCTTCCCACTGCTGACGAATCAGTTCCGCCTGCTCCTTAGTAAGAGCCGTATCTGTTTCGAGAACGCTCGAAGGAGTAGCGCCTTCGCCGTAGAACTGCGAAAGGAATCTATCCATAGCGATACTCATACCGATAGTGTTCCGAAGTGCCTCTAGAGGCGAGATAGAACGGCGCTGATTCGGTAGGCGTAGCCAATGGATAGAGCGAATTTCGCCGTCGAGATACTCGCGCTGATTTATTTTATAGAACTCGTTTCCTTCGTCGTCGAGCACTACCGCGACTTTATGAGGGTGGATATTCCGCATTTCTAGCGGCAATTCTCCAGCGCGGCGAGGAGCGTAGACGTAATCCGTTCCGTGAAGCGCGAGCGTTACGACCATTTGGTGAACGAACTCGAACATAGTCTGTTCGCTATTCGGACGAATAAGAACCGAAGGCGTAGGAAGTTTTTCGATACGTCCGCCTCTATCGCGAGTAAGTTCGAGCGGCATAGACGCAACCGAATCCGCGATAAGAGTTACCGACGCGAGCACGGCGGAGACGGCGAACGCCGAAGTCTCCGTGACGATTTCCCCTGAATAGTTCGGGAAGTAAGGACGCGCAGAAATCTGATACGGGTCGATACTCGTCGGAAGAGCACGTTCTTCACGCTTTTTCCAAAGACTCACGCCAGAATTCCTCCGAGAACGATAAGCAGTACGCCGCTAGTAATAACCGCCGCAGGAATCGAGAAGGCTCCTACGCCGAGGACTACAAGTATGCCACCTAAAACTTCGGCTGTCGTGGTAAGTACGTTTCTCATTTCCATATGTCCATAATCGTAGGCGCTTCTATGATACGCGTTTTAGTCGTCGCTCTATCGAGAGCCATAACGAGCGCTATCGCGGCGTCGATTTTCCTTCGACTCTTCCCCTTCGAAAGACGCCAACCGTTATCGGTCATACGTTGCGCCGCCGATAGAACTTGGTCAGTAAACGTCGGAGAACCGTCGTGCGCTATCTTCCCGTTTACGATTAACTCGTAGGCGTTACCGCAGGCAGGAACGAGACGAGAAGACGTCTGCGGATACTCGACCATAGGTAAACCGTCGTCCGAAAGTGCTTCCGCCGAACGCTGAAAGTACGCAGGGTCGTAAACGAATTCCCTAACTTCGTACGTCGTATGGAGTTCCCGTAGGTAGTGCTCTACCGCCGCGATATCTACGCCTTCGTCCTGCGGTTGCCAAATCTTCGCGCTAACGACTATCCGCGTCTCCTGCTGTTGCGCGATAACTACCGCTATCGAGTCGTGTTTAAGCGCCATATCTATTCCAACGTAAACGGGAAGTTCGACGTCTAGAGCCTCTTCAGAAACGCAACGTTCCCACGCGCCAGCAGGAAGCCACGACTCCTGAGCGCGCACCCACTGATTTAGACGCCAGCGACGGAACGCGCTTTCAGACGTCTGTTTAACCGCCGTCTCGAAGTCTTCGAGCGAAAGGAGTTTCTCCGAGATATTCGGATTCGCGGTACGCCACGCGGCTTTATCGTTCAGGTCGCAGTCAGGCGGAGCCTCCCACCACCAAAAGCCGTAGGACTCGTCTACGACTTCTTTCGCCGCGCACCTCTTCCCGTAGTCGTAAAGTTCGCCGCAGAGCGAAGAAAGGTCATAGCCTGCCGTCGTAATCGAGACTACGAGCGGCTCGATACGTGCTCCGCTTCCTAGCGTCATTTGGTCATAGAGGTCGCTACTTCCCTGATTCCATAACTCGTCGAAGAGCACTAGAGACGGATTAAGTCCAGCCTGAGAACGGAACTCCGACGAAAGAACGCGGAAGATAGAACCGAAGCGCGGCATTTCGAGCGCGTCTCGATAAACCTTACACTCCTTCGAAAGAATCGGACTCGACTGAATCTGCTGTTTCGCCTCGTTAAAAATAATTCGCGCCTGTTGCCTATCTCCTGCGACGGCGTAAATCTCCGCGCCTGCCTCGCCTGCGACGAGTCCATAGACGGCGATAGCCGAACCTAGAAGGCTCTTACCCTGTTTACGAGGAAGCCCGATAAGCGCTCGACGATAACGAAGACGTCCGTTCGGACTCCGCTCGTAGAGAGCGCGAAGTAGCCACTTCTGCCACGCGGTAAAGGCGAGCGGCGCTCCTGCCCTATTCCCTTTTAGAACCGTGAAATGGTCGAGAGCGAACTGAATTATCTCGTCGCCGTCCGAAGGCTTATAAAGGCGAGGCGTGTAAAACGTCGGCTTCCACTTACTCGACGGCTCTAGCACGTTTCGCCGCGATACGTTTATGGAGGTCTGCGAACTCACTCGACTTTACTTCTCCTACTCCGAGATTCGCTCTGTCTGTAGGACTGAATCCTATCTGACCTAGCAGTTTGGCTATCTGATTATCTAACTCTCTTAATCCTCGACGCTCTCTCCAAGCGTCAGGCTGAGAAAGAACGCGAGCACGTAACTGAACTCTCTCGTCGAGAAGTTCGCAAGCCATAAGGACAAGTTCCGCGTCGATAGAAGGCTTCAGCCACGGTGCTCCTCCCGTCCAGACTGCGTTCCAAAGACGAGTGCCGTACGGCGAAAGTTTCCTATGCGGCTCTGGAATATCTCCGTTCGCGACAGGAAGCGCGATTACGTCAGCCGTAGGAAGTTTCCTCTTCCCTAGATTCCCTAGCCGTATCTTCTGCTCGACAGGCTTAGGACGCCTTCCGCTTCCCTTCCCTCCCACTAGCGGCTCCCTCGAAGGAGCAGGATTCGTGGTGACGCATACCCTTCCGTGAAAAACGCCGAAAATCCGTAAAAGCCTTTATTCATAAGGCTCCGAGAATACTTCTTTTTACGCGGCGACGTGTAAAGAGA